CATAGGAGTAGTTTGCATAGGAGTAGTTCGCATAGGAGTAGTTTGCATAGGAGTAGTTCGCATAGGAGTAGTTTGCATAGGAGTAGTTTGCATAGGAGTAGTTCGCATAGGAGTAGTTTGCATAGGAGTAGTTCGCATAGGAGTAGTTTGCATAGGAGTAGTTCGCATAGGAGTAGTAGTTCGCGGAGGAGTACTAATTGGAATTATAGTATCAGTTATAGAATTATAGTTTCCCCAGTAATTTTGACCTTTAATTGAATAATCACATCTTCCTCCATCTGTTGTATTTACATTATTTATGTCAGTTAATCTCCATCTTTTAGTTCCTTCACAACAATCTGATTGTCTAGTTCCACCACATGCTGGTTTGTAATTATCTGCATATCCTCCTTTACATTTTTTTTCACCATCATGGTAATATGCATCATTTAATCCACAATTATCTTTAGCTCTGCATACATTAAAAGTTGTATCATAGTAATAATTTTTATCATCTGAACAACCGGATGGAATCTTAATACATGAATATCCATATGGTGTCCATCCAGGTTCACATTTTGAACCAGTAACACATTTTTTTAATTTAGAATCATATTCTGCACCTGCATCACAATATGGATCAACTAAACTACATCTACGAGAATCATTAATATTGTACTTATAACCAGGTTCACATTCTGGATTTACATAGGTTCTGCCTTTCTTACACATAGCATTCGTACTATCATATGGTCCTGATCCTGATGGACATGCTGGATTTGGAGGTACAATTTTATTACAAATACCTTTATGTTCTGCTGAAAATATTGAACCTTCTGGACAAGGATGATGATCACCATTTGCAACACAAGTATTATTTTCAGGAACATGTTTGTATCCGGTAGGACATTTTGGACTAAAAGGTGTTGTTAAACCAACGCATCCTCCATATTTACTATCGAGATTTGTAAATTTTGTACCAGGTGGACAAATTTCTTGTTTATCAACAAAATGTTCATTTGTTTTCTTAAAATAAAATAAAATAAAAACAATTATAAAAATAATTGCAACACATAAAATAATTATAGTCTCATTATTTTTTTTTAAGCGCATATATATATATATATAATAAAAATAAAAATTAAAATATAATTTTTATTTAATATAAATAACTAATATTCTTTTTCTATTTAACAATATGATTATAAAACTTAGTCGGCAAATCATTTTTCTTAAAAACAATCATATTTTTATTCTGAATTAAATAATAAATATTATTTTCTACTATAACAACTCTATACAATATAATATAATAATTTGATCCTTCACATTTTATAAATTCATGTCCTTCTTTATCTTTTAATCGTCTTTTATCTAATATAATAATATTCAATTTATAAATACTAGATAAATATTTTAAATCTATATAACATCCTTCATAAGATTCAGTTAATATTTCACCAATTAATGACTGAATAGATGTAATATATTTTAATTTTTTATCACAATTATTTGCATATAATTCAAGTAACTCTTTTTCAATATTATTATTATTTTTCTTATTAGCTGCAATTTTTTTAATATGTGATACCAATTTATTTTTAATATCTATAATATTAACTTGTTCTTCTTTGTATGATTTTAATTCTTCCATATTTAATACCATTTTCATAATTGAAAAAATAGTATCTTTATCATAAATTCTGATCTTGAACTTATTTCCTAAAAATTTATCCCAATAAACGGATAAATCTTCAATCTTATAATCTTCAATTAATATTGAAGTCGATTTTATGTATTTATCCTTTTTAAAAGAATATTCTTTCGTACTATTTTCTTCAAATAACTTACGATCATCTAAATATAAATTCTTAGTATCAACATATAATTTATCAATTAAATAGTTTATATCATAAGTATTTAAGGTATGTATCATTACAAATTTATCATTTATCTTTTCGACTAATTCTTTATTAATAATAACAGGTATTTTATTATTTAAAATTTCATTCCTCTTTAGTTTAAAGCGCAATAATTCATCTATTATTTTTGAAATATAATAGCTGTAATTATTAATATTTTTATGAATATCAACAACATTTTTTTCATTTATAAATAATTTACATTTATTTTTATGAACAACGCAATGAGGATCATCTTCACATGTAAAAAACATATTATTTTTCTCACTATTGTTTTTATTCTTTTCATTATTTTTATTTTTTCCGCTATTCTTACCACTCTTCTTAATATCTCTTAAAAAACAAGGAATCCTTTTATTTGGAGTTTTATAATAATTAAAATCCATTTTTTTAGTTTGAATAAATAAAATTTTAGTAAAAATATTATTTAATACCGAAAATAATTTTATTCTATTTTGCGCAATATTTTTCCCTTCTAAGTTAATAATCTCATGAATATCTTTTAAGTAATGATTATTTTCTTTTAAATTCAAAAATTTAGATAATTCAAATTTCATTCGAACATAACTTTCTTCTTCAAATTTATTATTATTATTTTTTTCAATTCTTTTATCAATTAATTCAATTTTATCCATTAATGCTTGATCAACATTAGTATATATATTAAAACTAGATATTTTTAACTTTTTATCATTATCTTTTTGTTTATCAACTGGAATAAATCTATTTCTTTCATTAATTATACCATAAATAAACTCTTTATTTTTCATATCCAAAACTTTATGTGTTATCTTGCATTTTAAATTCGTATTATCATTGATCATATTTGTTAACAAAACAGCTGATTTCAAATCTAATTTTTCTATTAAATTCATATCATGCACAATTTTATATTTTATTTGATATATAAGTTTACTTGGACTTACAGGTAAATATAAATTATTCTTCAATTTTATACCAAAAACTTTATTATAAGAGTCTACATATTGCAATTCAGGTAAAAAAGTTTTAGCTAATTTATTATTTTTGATTGCAACAATAAGTTCATTTAAAACTACTTCTAAATTATCTCCTAAATCAATGCAAATATTATCAATTGTTAAATCGTATCTTTTCATATTATTCTTTAAAACTGCAATCCAATCAATATCAAAATAAGACTTGCACCCATTTAAACTAATTTCATATAATTTTTTAATTTCTACTTTATGACGATCAAATATGCATTGTTTTAATCGTAATAATTTTCCATCTCCTTCCAAATAATAAATTGGTTCATAATATTCTTTATGTTTAATTAATAATATACTTGATCTCTTATTATCGTAAAAAGATTGAACTATTTCACCAAAAGGACATAATAAACGAGTATTATCAAAAATAAATATATTTATACCAGAGTCAAATAAAATATTAGGTCTTTGTAAATAATCCCATAAATAAGTATGATCAATTAGGTAATCATTATTAATAATATAGTTTTTATAATTTTCATATGCAGTTAATGTACTTTTAGGATTATGAAATATATTGGGTAAATTACCAGAATGTAAACTTCTAAATAGATCAGGAGTTAATTTTTCAAGAAGAATATTTTTTAATTTTATTAAATTAATAACCATATTATTTTTATTACAGCTTAAAATATCACAAATAGCAGATAAAAATGAATTATTAGGTTCATGTTTTATTCCTTTTCTTAAATAACCACTTTGAAATTCCAAATAACCAGTGTCCAATTTTGTATTTAATATTCGTGATACTTCTAATGGTAACTTTGCATATCTATCTTTCTCAATTGGTATTCCCTTACCTAAAATATATATTTGACCATCTTTAACATTTGTATTTTCAATTTCATCGCCAATACATTTTTTGAAACCTTTATAAAAAGTAGAATCAGGATTCATTTGTGATTTTTTAAAACAACATGGTAAACATAATCCATCTGGATTAAAAGCCGAATCTGAAAATCCTGGATATAAATATGAAGTTGAAGTACTTGTGTCACGAACAAATACTTGATGATCACCATAAGGACATTTACCTACAACACAATAACCTCCTCTATCTTTAGTAGCTCGTTTACGAATTGTTTTTTTATCAATATCATTTTCTAAAATGGGAATTTCACAATAAGGACACCAAATTTTAGGGCAAATATACCAACGAGGAATTTCCGGATTTGAACTATATTTCAAAGCAAATGTAAAAGAATCTTTCTTAATATCAGGATTATTAGCAGGATCTTCTGCTAAAACAATCGGTTGTCTTTCAGATTGACATAATCGAGAATATTGTTGTTGCTTATTTTTTTTATCTACCGAGAATTTAAATAATTTATTATCATAACGCTGCAATCTTCGTAAAAAGTAACGTTGATCGTTGCAAAAATCTTCACATGTGTCTTTTTCAACTATAATATCATCACAAGTTAAACGAATATTAGGATCAATATCTTCATCTCGTGCAAGACCTTCTATTTTTTTTACATTATACTGGTTTTTATTTGAGACTACGCTCTCATAGATATCATCTTCTAATATAATATCATTATCATAATCATAATCGACTTCATAAATATCATCAATTTCTAATTTTGCATTTTTATTAATTTCATAACTTTTATTATAATATATTACATTAGACTGCAAATTTTTTGCTTTTACAAATTTAGCAAATAATTTATCTTTAATATATTCTTCATAGTTTATAAAAAGTGTCATAAAAACAGTAAAAAAGTTATATAATAAGGGTATTTGATATATTTTTGTAACACCATCTAATTTAATATTGTTATTGGTAATTGAAACAAGAATTCCTTTTTTATATTTTGGATCAATTTTATAACTTTGAGAAGAATAATATTTTTTCTTCCATTCTAATAAATATTTTTTAACTTCTTCTAAACTTTTATTAAACTTCTTTTCTAAAGTTCGCAATATAATACTATCTTTTTCATCTTTTTGTTTTAAAATATCAATAACTTCAAGAATTTCATTCCAATTTGCAAAACCGCTAACTCTTTTATATTTTAACTTAATACTAGTATTTTCACTATTTCCTCCTGCTTTATTTTCTTTTTTAACACTATCTTTAGGTAATTCTGATAAAAAATAAGGAAAATATTTAGAAAATTCAAGTAATTTTGCAAAATCAAGAGGTTTATTCAATTTTAGAGGAATACTAATATTCATAAAAACAATTTTTGTATTTTTTTTCAAGATTACTTCACGATCTTTAAATTCAAAATCAGGAGGATTTATTTTTATATCTTTATCCATAGTTTTATTATTTTTATTAATATCTTCAATAAATTTTTTACAGTCTTTAACAACATTTTCAACATCTAATAAATTTGCATTAAATATGTTTTCAAAACTTACATTTATTTGAACATGTCCAAATTTGTTCATAAATAATGAACTATAACGTGGCTCATTCATATAATTTTTTACATTTCGTTTTACAATAATACCATTCATTCTTCTTTGTTCATTATCAATACCAATCCATTTTTTAAGATCATCTTTTTTAATTATATTTTTTTTAATAGCATCTTTAGAAATAATAGAAAAAGGAGCTTCTAAAAGATCTTCTGAATATTTCATGTAAGGCATATTGTCATTTATTTTATTATCTTTTAAATAATCAAATATTTCATATAGATCAATTGTTTTTTTTAATTCTTCATTATTATATAAAGAATCATTGTTTTCATACTCATTAATTTGATATTTCTCATTGTTAATATTTAATTTAATAGTAATAATATTACACGAACCAAAAATATTTTTATCAATTTTAGTATTCTTTAATAAATCAAATAAATATATTTCTTTTTCGTATATTTCTTTCATGATTAGATAATTATTTTTTATTTCATTAACATCATAGTTTAAATTTACATATGGCCAATATTTTTTAAAATAATAATTTAAAATATCATTTGTAATATCAATTCTTTTTGATTTTAATACATTTTCTTCTTCTTTTGCATCAGATACATAAATTGTGTAATCAGTTACTTGTATATCATTAAATAAATCAATTAATACCATACTATTTTCGCTAGTATTAATACGAATATTCTTATTAACTAATAATGAATTATTTGATATAGTATTAAAATTTGTTTCTTCATAAACATGTGGAACAATATTTATTCTTTCATTTTCTAATATATTTTCATAATAATATCCAATGATATAGTCATTTTTATTCTTCTTTACCCATAATTCTTGATTTTCGGGTAAAATAAAATTCTTATTTTCAAAATCACTTAAATAAATAAATATTTTATTGCGAACTTCACTTATTTTATCATCAATTTTAATAGTACAGTAAATAAATCGGATTTTTATTTTTTTTTTTATAATTTGGATCCAATTAGAATAGTTATCAGGATAATTTTTTTTTAATATTAGTAATTCTTCTTTCATAGTATTTTTTCTATTTTCCAATTTTTTAAGAATATTATCAATTTCAGAAGTTACTTCACCAATAAAAACATAATATTCAGAAACTGATAAATTATTTATTTTATGAATAGAAATAATAGGATTATTATATTTTATATTACATGGTGCATAATTCTCTGAATAATTATTCATACTAATATAGTATAATATATTTTATAATATATTTTATAAAAACTAAAATCAAATCAAATTAAAAATTTTTTTTGTAAACAATATTGTAATTCTAATTGTTTAGTTTCTTTACCAAGAACAGGTATATATTTATGAATAAAATTAGGAAATATGTTAAATGTTTGAATTTCCATTCTTAATTCTTTATTAAAATGTAACATTTTTTTATTATACACAAATTTAGAATCCACGAATTCATCAAGATTTTCTTCATCTTTCCAAAAGCCGGTAATAGATTTTACAAGACCATATTTAAATGAAATGGTACCATGTCCATATATTTTATCTCTTCTAAAATTTCCTTCATATATATCACCATTAGAAAATGTAAATTTTCCCATTCCTTGACGAAAACCCTCATACCATTCTCCATCATAAATATCTCCATTGCGAAAAATCATTTTTCCTTTTTTGTCACAATGAAAATCTCTAGTCATATATCCATGATATATTTTACAATCTTCATATTCTGGAAAATATAATGTACCTTTTCCAACTATTTTTCCATTTCTCCATTTTCCTTCATAAATATACCCATCATTAAAATCAAGTTTACCTTTTCCATGCATTATTAATTTTCCATGGCCTTCATATGTACATGGTCCATCATCATATATAAACTGCTTCTTAAATTTTATTGAGCCTTCATTTTGCATTTTTTAAGATATATGAAACAGTATGGATTTAATAAAGTAGTATTTTTATAATAACAAATAAAAATATTATTCAGTTTTTTCATTTTTCTTTTGTTTCAGACAACAAATGTTTGTTACAACGTTCTTTATTTTTTACACAATAATTTTTGCAGAAATTTCCATTCTGTTTTTGAAATCCACATATATATTGATAACACGCGTTAGGTAGTTTTTTTTTATTAGAATTCCAATATTTGCTTGCTTCATCAAAATCAATATTAACTTCTAATTCTTGAATCATAAATAATAATATTATTATCAGAATAATATTATTTAATAAAAACGAATTCAATTTTTACTCAAGTGGAGAATCACTTACTTTAATACCACAATATTCTTTTGGATTTGATTTATAATCTTCTTTAGTATATAATGAATTAGCAATAGCTTCTTTTAATAATGTTTTAAAATTATTCCAAAATTCAGAGGTATGACCGACTGATTTTGTCATAATGTGAGCTAGTTCATGGATTGCAACGAACGTAATTGTATTTTCATCAACAAGAGATTCTTCCTCATCTTTTTGACGAATACAAAAGACTATTTTTTCACCTTTATTTACTGAATAAGATGTATATTGATTACTTTTTCCAGATTCAGTAATATTATCAGGGTTAAATCTTTCATTCATTGTTTTAACACTTTTATCATCTGGAAATTTATTTTTCATAATTTTACATAGTGTTTCTAATTTTATTCTTATTTTGGATAATAAATTTGCAGCTTCTTTTTTATCTTCCATATTGCGAACAAGATATTCAACACCATCATCTGCTAAAACATACGAGACTTCATTATTTAAATGTTCTAAATGGGTATACCCAAGCAAACAAAAACCAATTAGAATCAACATTCCAATTAAATAGTTTATATCCATATATATTATTTGATATATTATTTAATATTATATTTTTTAATAATTTGAATATATTTATTTATTATTATTTTTTTGTTAAAATTTTGAAAAATTCCTTTATTAAAGGTGTCAATTATGTTAATATCTTTTAAATTTTTTATTTTAGAACTATATTTTTTTTTTAATTTATTGTAACTAGGATGATTAAGTACTCTATTTTATATATTTGTATGTTCACTTGTTAATTTTGGACAAATTTCTTTATAATATTTTTTAACATAACCATTTTTCTTTAAAAATAAATATAAAGAATGATAATTTTTAAAATCACTTATTTTTTTAGAATATTTTTCAAACATTTCTTTTTCAATATCTTTAATATAAATTTCATAAAACATTGATATAAATATATCTTCTTCTTTAATAAAATTTAATTTTTTAACAAAAAAAGCATAATCAAGAAGATTGTCAATAAAACTTAAATCATTTTTAACAATATCAATAAATATTAAAAGTGTTAAAACTTTTTCTTTATTTGATTTTTTAAAAAAATAATAACTACTTGATGATTTACGTGGATTTATTGTTCTATTCTTTCTTACAATATATTTTAAACTGCTATTAGTTAAATATTTGAAAAAAATAAGTTGTTTTAAAAGATTTTCATCATCTTTCGCGGTAAAATTTGGGAAAGATAATACTTGATAACTATATTTATTATTCAATACACATAATAATAATTGTAAATATCTATTATTAATATTTCTATAAAATTTTACTGTACCATTTTTATTTAAATAAAAAGAACATTCTTTTTTTTTAAATAATTTTGTATATTCTTTATAATATGGATTCATATTTAAATTTATAAAAGAAAAAAATATTATATTATATTATATTATATTAAATGATTATTAAGAAAAATTTGTTATTAATAATAATAATAATTATATTATTTATATTATTTTTAGTATTATATTCGTCTCATAAAAATATAGAAAGTTTTGCGGTAGCAAAAGTTGCAGCGGTTGCTAAAACAACAACACCATTACCAAGAACAACAACACCTTTACGAATAACAACAACGCCTTTACGTAAAATAACAACAACACCATTGCGCATAACAACTACTTCTTCTTCTCAAAACTGTCCACTTAAGTGCGTTATAGGAGAAAATGAGTCAGATCCTAATTCATGTATTATACCAATAGATTCGTATTGTGATAAAGACTATACATATGATTATTCTTTACAAAGATGTGTAAAACCTGCTTGTCCCAAACAAAAATATGGAGGTTATGGAAAACTTGGTTTTACTAAAAATAATGTACTTTTATGCTCAGATTCTTCAGGCCAAGTTAAAAGTGGAACGGCTGTTCCTTGTCCAAATAATTATGATTACAATAATTCTCTTTGTCTTGCTCCTAATGAATGGGATAAATGTCCATATGGTTATCAGCCATATTCAGATCCAAGTGGTATTCCAGATTCTAATAAATTAACTGATGGATTATGTATATTATCTTCTCTTATACCTAAAACAGATCCTCCTCCAGTAATACCTGATACTCGAAAAGGACTTATGTTTTAAATATTTTTAATATAAAAAAATTTTATAATATAATAAAAAATATTATATTATATTATATGACCCAAATTTATGTGCAGTAAATGTTAAAGATATTTGTCCAAAAAAATATAAATATGATCTTACAACAAAAAAATGTGTAAAAACTGAATATGGAGAATGTCCAGAATTTGGACCTCTTACTTCAAGTGGTACATATTATGGTAATAGTAGTCAGTATAATGGATATTGTGAATTTCCAACTGTTCCTCCTAGAAACTTAAAGGGCCAGGATTTAACAAATTTTAAGAACGCTCCTGGAGGAAAGTGTAATAATTCATTCTGTATAAAACCTAAATGTTCTAAAGATTTTATATTTCGTACTTCTTTAGAAAAATGTGTTAGTAATAAGGATAATACTTGCCCAAAAGATTATGTACCATCTTATAGTATCGATCAAAGTAGTCCTTAATATAATAATACTACATTATGTATTCAATCAATATAATATTTAAAATCTATTTTAAGTTATTAGTTTTTATTTAATTAAAAATTGGAATTTCTAATTAAATTAATAGTTTATTCGTAATCTTTCGTTTTTATTAAAATTGGAATTTCCAATTAATAGTTTCTTCGAAACCATTAATTAGAAATTGTAATTATTATATGTTTGGTTTCCTCCTCTCATTTCACCAATATATTTTCTCTGAGTTTGAGTTGTGCAAACATATCCTCTATCCGTAGAATAAGTAGATGGTCCACAATCAGGGCTTGCATAAGAGTTAGCAAATAAAAACATACTATCTTTAGGTAATTCTGAATAGATCATTTCATTTTTAAGTGGCAATGGTGTTCCTTGTGGTAAGAAAATAAGATTGCTTTTTTCAGGTGGATTACAAGGAGGATTTGTAGTAGAATCATTACATTGTGTTTTAAAGCGAATATTGTCATAAGAACCAATTACCCCCTCACCAACATTAAAATTTATTGGTGCTGAATAATTATAGGAAACTTTGTTTGTAAATCCTTTTACATTATTAATTGTATTATCAGACATATATAATTAATATAGAAAAAAAGTTTAATTAATGTTATTTAATTTATTTTTTTTAATTAATTCATTTTCCATTTTTCTAGATATAATAATACTATCTAAATCTTCTTTATTTAACTCTATATAATGTTCAACTAGTTCAATTTTATCTTCATCAAAATAAGGATTCATAAATTCAATTCTTAAAGAATCAAATCTATCTAATTTTATATTATTTTCTACTAATATCCATGATAATTTTACAGGACAATGAAAACATAATCCAAAATCATTTAGAGGAGTTTTTAATTTATCAATATGATTTAATAAATTATTGTTAATTCTACCATTAATTAAAACTTTTAATATATTTTTACAATCAACCATAAATAAACTATATAAAATACTTTTACTTGTTAATTTAGTATAGTATGGATAAATAATATCTTTTCTATAATCTTCTAATACTTTTTCTGTATATGGTGGATATTCAATAAAATAATCATTATTAACTGTATCTGAGTAAGAACTAAAATGTTCAATTAATTCAGATTCTTTATTAATAACTGTTTCAGTAATCTTTTCTTCAATAACCTCTTTTTCAGCAATAAGATCTTCTGAAACATGTTCTTCTGGAGTAGATACTTCTGGGACAGATGTTTCTAAAACAGGTGTTTCGGGAACAGGCTCTTCAGAAATAGATACTTCTGGAACAGACTCTTCAGAAACTGGTGTTTCGGAAACAAGCTCTTCTGGAACAGGCTCTTCAGAAACAGGCTCTTCTGGAACAGGCTCTTCAGAAACAGATTCTTCTGGAACAGGCTCTTCAGAAACTGGTGTTTCGGGAACAAGCTCTTCAGAAATAGATACTTCTGGAACAGGCTCTTCAGAAACATATTCTTCTAAAACAGGTACTTCTAAAAGAAGATCTTCAGAAACAGGCTCTTCAGAAACAGGCTCTTCAGAAACAGGCTCTTCAGAAACAGGCTCTTCAGAAACAGGCTCTTCTGGAGCAGGTTCTTCTAAAATAGGTGCTTCTAAAACAGGTACTTCTGGAACAAGCTCTTCAAGAGTAGATACTTCTGGAGCAGGTGCTTCTAAAACAGGTGTTTCAGAAACAGGTACTTCTGGAACAAGCTCTTCAGAAACATTTGTTTCAGAAACAGGCTCTTCAGAAACCGGTGTTTCGGGAACAGATATTTCAGAAACAGACACTTCTGGAACAGGCTCTTCAGAAACATTTGTTTCAGAAACAGGCTCTTCAGAAACTGGTGTTTCGGGAATAGATATTTCAGAAACATGTTCTTCTGAAGATGGTGCTTCTAAAATAGGTGCTTCTAAAACAGGTACTTCTGGAACAAGCTCTTCAGAAACAGATACTTCTGGAACAGGCTCTTCTGGAACAGGCTCTTCTGGAGCAGGTGTTTCGAGAATAGACTCTTCAGGAACATGTGTTTCAAGAACCGACTCTTCTGAAATATGTGTTTCGAGAACAGGTACTTTAGAAGCTGGTTCATCAATAATAATATCTTTAAGAACTGGAAAGTCTAGTTCAATTGGATCATAAACCACTGAACTTGTATTAAAATATTTATCTGGAATTAAATCAAATGAATCTAAATGATTTCTAATACTTTTATTATCAAAAATTAATTTATGAAATGGGAAATAAAGAATATAATTATTATTATCAAAATTAAAATCAAATTTTAATCGTATATCTTTATTATCAATAAATTCTATATTATATTTATTAAATAAATCTAAAATTACAGTCTGATTAATTTCTTCTATTTTATTAAAAATAAAATAATATGTAACATCATAATAAGTAAATAAATTAGTAAATAAATAAACTGTATTTACTGAATATCCTTTACTATTAAATAAATTATTATATAAATTACTTATTTTTAATTTAATAGTAAGAATATAATCTAATATAACATCTCTTGAAGAATATATAAAATATACTCCGATTGCACCAATTATAAGTTTATGAGTAAATAACATAATAAATAAATTTATTTATTTTATCTTTAAGTAATATTTATTTATAAAATATCATTAAAATTATAAAACGGTAATAAAGCCATAGGTCTTTTACTTTTAATAAATAATATTGCAGCATTCTTTTTCATATTATGTTTTTTAATTAAATATGCAGCAATTACAGATCATGAAATTCGCAAAAATCGCAAGTGCAATATTTACAAATCTATTAATGGGTTGATCACACCCTGGTTATTTTTCAATAGAATATTTCTAGCTGCTTGATAATCTCGATCTAATTCTATTCTACATCTAGGACACCAATAAACACTACTATTACCAACAAAATGGTTTAAATTTCCACAATTACCGCATGTTTTTGTTGTATAATGTTCATCTACAATTATAACTTTACAACCATATTTTTTTCCTTGATAAACAAGTTTCTGTTGAAATTTATAATGAGAATATATATCTATTAAGCGTCTATTTGTAGGAGAAAGATTCTTTTTTAAATCTTTTGATTTAAAGATGGGTAATAAAACAACTTTATAATTTTTTGCTAAAAAGCTAGAAATTTTCCAATGAAAATCTGAAATAATGTTTGTAACTTTGGTTTTCAGTTTATAACATTTATTTTCTGATTTGCATTTTTTAATTTTTTTAATACTAATTAAAGATTTTAATTTATCTATTTTCTTTTCTATTTTTAATACTTTTTTTTTTAATTTATTATTTCCTAATTCTCCAACATGACCATCCGGTGTATAAAAAGATTGAAATCTTTTAATCCCTGGATCAAGACTAATTATATCATTCTTTTTTTCTATTTTTTCAAACTTCTTTTCTTTTGAAAATAAAATAAAATATTTTTTACCTTTTTTTAAAATAATTGCATCAGAATCTGGTATATAATTTTCATATTTTTTATATTTTTTATTTACTCTTAATTTTGAATGTTCTTTTAATAAAGTTGGAAATAAATTTAAATTTTTTAAAGCTCTATGATCAACATAGAATGTTTGATTTCTATCTTTTTTGCTTTTAAATTTATGTTTAAAATATTTAATTTTTTTATTTTTTAATAACTCAAATGAACTTTTAAGAGAGGATAAAGCATTTTTAATAGATAACTGTCTTGTATCATATGGAATATCTTTTAACCATGCTTCAATATCATCATCTTTTATATCTTTATTATTTTTCATTACTAATGGTCTAATTTTAGGGAGACTAAGTGATAATTTTTGATTAATTTCTTTATTATTAAAAAGAGAAATTGTTTTATTATATAAATACCTAGAAGCTCCAAAAAATTTATTAAAATGTTTTTTTTGTTCTGATGTTGGGTAAAATCTAATTTTTCTTGAGTAAATCATACTTTCGCATTCCATAGAATTTTGATGTATAGAAGGTAATAACAGAGATGAATTCCTCTGTAAATTCTTCTCTGTATCCTTTATCTTCTTTATCTGAGAGAACTGTAAGTTTTTTATTGAAGTGTTTACAGATAAAGAGAAGGAAATCAAATCCAATTCTTGTAAACCGGTCATTATGGGCAATGACAATTTCTTCGATAGATCCAGACATGACTTGTTCCAAAAGGGAGATAAATCCTTTTCTTTCAAAGTTGAATCCTGAACCAATGTCTTTAATAACGGTGTATTTTGGATACTGTTGTTTAATAAATTTAATTTGGTTTTCCAAATTATTTTTTTGTTTGGAAGAAGAGACTCTTGCATATATAATTTTTTTTCTGATAAGTTTATTAACATCGAGAGGAATGATTTTATATCTATGATGTCCTCCAGGTGTAGTAATAAATTCAATTTCTCCAGAAACTGCTCGGATTCGTAAAGTTTCTTTAGAGACTTTATAGTGTTCTGCTGCTTTAATAGGGGATACAAACATTTTTTAGTACCGGGTGAATTAGATGTCATATAATATATATAAAATTAAACTTTAAGTATTTTTAATTTTATAAAATTGCGATTTTTGTGATTTTTAACGACAGTAAAAGGAACAGGTTATAAAAATAAAGAAATTGCATTGAAAACATTAGAATTAATAAAGAATAAACCAATAAAGAGTCAATTTTTAATTATTAATGTTCTTTATCAAAGAGCAAAATATCATAAAAATCAAACGAAAGATATGGTAGAATCAATGCGTGTTTTTAAAAAATGGTTAAATAATTATAAAAGTATGAAAGGTGGATCTGTAAAAAAACTACCTTATTTACCATTATCATTAGTAAATTCATATGAAAAATTAGCAGAATATTATAATGTATCTCGTAAAGCAAGAGGATTAGAAAAACCAACTACCAGTGATGAAGGATTTTTAGTAGTTTATAGAAAAGTGAAAGGAAAAGAGGATTTAATAAAAAATATTCCATGTAGAAAAGATAAAAAGAATGGAGTAAATTGGAATAGAAAAAGAGAAATTGAAATATTAGGGAAACTTGGACAAGCAAAGAGTATGAAACTAGATTTTTTTCATAAGTCTGGTCCTTTAAAAGGATTGCCGACTGTAATACATGTAAATATGATTATGTGGGCATATAGTCCATATCCAAGTAAATTGAAGAAAATATTACCTTTAAATGATTATACTCTAAAATAAATTGTTAATAAAGAAAATTATTAAAAATACTATATTTATATCTTAATTTTTCTATATTCATATACTTTTTCTCGTAATAATTTATATTTTTCAAAATCTTCTTTTGAAAGTTCACTTTCATAGACTCTAGAATTTCCAGTTGCTATATTTTCTACATTTTTTTTACTTATTTCTGAAGAAGGATTTTTTTGTATAATAGTATTATAAATTTTAATTGTTCTCCATCCTTCTAAAACTTTTTCAAAAATAAAGATAACTTCTTCAGCAGTTGCAGTTCTTTTCTCAGATTTTTTTATTTCACGACGTTGCTTTTTAAGTTCAATATATTTTTGTTCTTTAGAAGAGTTCATTATATTAATTTTATAATATAATAATATTTTAAATAAAAGAGATTTAAGTTGCTTTAATTAGTTCTAAATATTGTTCATATGAAATATCTTTATCTTGAAATTCAAATTCAAATAATTTTGTTTTTCCAAACCAAATATTTTTAATCATATCATTAGTTACATTTTTATTCCATTCTTCAGATAAATATTTAGCAAGTTTAGTTGTAAAAATCTTTTTACCGTCTAGTAATTCATTATTTTCTTTTTTTATTTTCCAACGAAGTAATTCTAAATATTCTTCTGAAGATAAAGTTCTTTTACCTAATGATGTTTTTTGTTCATTTGTTAATTTTAATTCTAGTGAATTATCTGATTTATTAGAAATAACTTTTTCTTTTTTCTTTGTTAAAAATTCTGGATCATCTGTTGGAAGAATAGTTTTGTTCCAAATTTTTCGAATAATATCACGATATGTTTTATATTTTTCAGCTACATCTATTTGTTTTTCAATATCTTTTAATGCATAAATTTCTCTAATTTTTTCATCTGTTAAATTTGGATTATTTGCTCTTTTTGCATTTGTTGTTGCAATTGATATATTTAATGCATGTGTATCAGATAAATGTTGACCATAATTAGGATGATTCATCCCTTTCATAGAGTCTGATTTTTCCATATAAAAGGCCATTTTATGTAATTCTTTTTCTAAATTAAGACTTTTCATTTCTTCTTCTAATTTTTTTTGAAATCCTTTATTTTCTTCTCTTGTTTCTTGAAATACTTCAATTTGATGTTTTTCCATATTTATGGTTCTATATATATTTTCTCTTTTATTATGAATATTTAAATTATATATTTCATTTTTTTTTAAACGATCTTGTAAATATTCTGTAAATGCCATTAGTTGATTATATTTAATTATCATATTTGGCAATAGATTTGTCACAAATTGTAAACAATCTTCAAATGTATCCAAGTAATATGTATATTTTCCACATTTACCAAAATTTAAAAATTTTTGTATTTCAGTTAATATTTCAGGATGAGATTTTTGTGTAATTTTCATATATACTCCTTTTGTGAATTTTATTTCATTATCTATTTTTTTGTAAGATATATAAATATACCCTTCTGCATCAAATAGACCGCGAATATAATCAATATTTATTTTAGAATAATTATATTCTTTTTGAGTTTTTATTTTATTTTGTTCTAAACATAATTGGCATAATTTTTCTTTTTCTTCAATATGATTTATTTTATTTACAATTTTTGAAAATTGGTTAAGTAATTCAATTTGATTTTTTTTAAGAATAATATGTGGTAAAATATCTTGTAAAAGATATTTATATTCATTTGAGCGAATTATTAATGCATATGAATTTCTTTTATTATTTTCATGATAATATCCATCTTCATTAATTATATTTTCTGTATTTGGTTCAGATGGACCAACTATAGTTCCACCATAATGATAACGTAAAATTTGTAATATATTTGTTCTACTTTGACATAAAGATATTCCTGATTGATATCCATCTGAAATTTTTCGTATAAAAATTGTTCCATCTCCGTCAATTAATCCTGCAATATAAGATGGGTTTGGAGGACATAATCTATATTGGTTTAACTTATTTAAATTGTCTTGAATTATATTGTTCATTTTTTTTGAAATTGAGTAATAAAGAAAAGAATAAAAAGGAAATATAATTTATTTCATTTTTAATTAATTTTATATAAAATATTAAGAATATTGTATTTGAATATCTAATTCATTCATTTTTTCAATTATAAATTCGAATTTATCAATTGCAGATATTTCATTTGATTTTGATGAAACTATACAATTTTTTTTACCATATTTTGGACATTTTTCATGTGATAAAACAAAATACTCTTTTATTCCTGTTTTTTTTTCATTATCTCTATATTCAAATTTATATTCAACATATCTAGGTAAATCAATATCTTCCATTCCATCTGGTCTATTTAAATTGTATTTACTATTTTCATTTTTTGAATATTTTCGATTACTATTTTGAATTGATTGAGTTGTTATTCTTAAATTACACATTCTATTATCTAATTTATTTTGATTAATATGATCTACTGATAATGCTCCTTTTTCTAATCCATGTCCATAATGATTCATTAAAAATGCATGCATATATATTTGTTTTTTATCAATTCTACTTGCAACATATCCATTTAAACATAAATACCATGCATTAGAACTTTTTGAAATTTTATTAATATTATTTTTATCTATTATTACTAATTTTAGTTTTCCACAATCCATTATATAATATTCTTCTTCTGTATTTTTATTTTTAACTAACCAATATTTATTTTTTTCTAGATTTAAATTTTCTTTGTAATAATATCGTCCATTAAATTCTTCTATTATTATATGTTTTTTTAATATCTCATTTATAAATTCCATTTATATTCATAAAAAAAATAATTCTAAAAAAAAAAATTTTTATCATTTTTATTTAATTTTTTAAATAAATAACTATTTAAAAAATATATTTATAAATTTTTTATTTTATTTTATTTTTTTAAAAAAAATATACAATAAAACACTGTATAAATTCTTTAATTCGAATATGCTAACCCGCCCCTGATGGCTTACTACACTTTCATGTAGTAATTGGACTATACCTTAAGCTATCATCAGAATTTGCTAGATTCTTCAAGCCCATTTCATTGTAGTCTCTGAACCTTCTCCATATGCTTGCAATTTCGCACTTAGGAGCTTGGCTGCGGATTATCCAATCCTTTCCGTTATTACTATACTCTAGGTCATTACCCCGAGGTTTTGCTATACTTTCATATAACAAAGAAGTAGGAAAGGCTCTAAGGAGATCCCCGCAATTTAGAAATGTTGCCTCTTTGTAACTGGATAGTCACATTGAGACTAGCTGGTTATATGATGTTCCGGTGGAGAAACATATTTGCATTACACTGTTTATCCATAATCGAGTGCAAATACCGATTATGGCAGCCAACTGTTGGGCACAGGAGGTTAGTGTATACATTGCTGCATATACACTATTAATGCCCGACATTATACGTAAAACATTATAATTTACTGCGTATACTCTGATCTTGGATCCGAGGGCAGCTTTGGGAGTGAGTTGTAATTGGAGAGTGGCGTTATCAATACGGGAGAAGTTGCAAGTGCCGGAAGGTTGGTGTTCTTCGGGTTTAAGGGCAAAGGAGTAAACATTGATGCCAGTGGGGGGGATGTTGGTGTGGTGTTGGTAAGGTTGGACTAAGTTGAAGTAAGAGCCGAGGCGTTCTTGGAAGCGATCGTGGCCGTTGAGTTGGAGTTTGGCACGGACGATGGGGTTACGGCCAGCGTTGATGGGGCCGAAACCAGCGTGATCGGAGTAGTCACCAGCGGTGGTGATGGCGCCGAAATCAGTGGGGGCTAAGTTATTAGCGTTGGGGCCAGGACCAGCGGGTAAGTTGACACCACGGACTTGGGCGGTGGTGCTGCCGTTGCCGAAGGCGGAAACGGAAAGACCAGCTTGAGCTAAGTAAGCTAAGTATTGGCTGTCAAGAGCTTGGGTGCCAACGAAGGGGAAGACATTGGTAGAATCTTCAACATTGGTGAAAACAAGTTGGCTGGGGTCAGGGAGGCCAGATGAGCCAACAGTGTTGTAGCCAGCATCAGCATCGAAATCATCAGTGTAGTTGTTCCATTGGTTGTAGCCAAGTTTAACGACATCGTCACGTTGAACAACCCAGATAAGTTCTTTGACGGGGTGGTTTAAGTTGAGTTTAACCTTAACGTTGGTGTTTACGGTTGACTCGTCGCCGGTGAATTGTAATTGTTCGATGAGGTACTCGTGGGAGGTTTGGGCGAAGCGGCGGCGTTCATCAGTGTCGAGGTAAATGTAGTCAATGAAAAGGGTGGCGTATTCGAGAGAAGGTACGCAGAAAGAGTCTAAGTTGCCATTTACGGATACACCGCAGCTGTTTAAGGAGCCAGCAGTGGATACATAGCATTCAGCCTTGGGGCGGAAATCAAGTTCAATCTTGACTTCGTGGTATTGAAGGGCAATAAGGGGAAGAGCAAGGCCGGGATTGCGGCAGAACCAGAATTGTAAAGGAACATATAAAGTAGTAGCTTCAGTGCGGTTAAGACCAGTGCCGGTAAGGGCAACGGTGTTGCCAACCATGTTGTCGTAACCAGCTTTTAAGCCAGGGGGGATGGTAAGCTCATTCCAGATAGTAAGCCAATCACCATATTGCTTATCAATGCGTTGACCACCGATTTGAACTTCAACGGATTTGATGAGGAAGTGGCCGATGAAGTTGACCCAGCGGAAGAAGGCAGAGGAGGTAGTGGATTCAACACGGGGAAGAGTGACTTGTAAGTAGATGCGGTGGATTAAATCACCGTTACGAGAGACTGTGCAAGTTACTTTCTTGCCAAAATCAGCAGTGCCGTTGAAGGTTTGTTCAATGGCTTCCATGGAGAAGTTGGTGTGTCTGCGGTATACTACCTTGAAGAAAGTGATTTGGGGGTTACCAGTGAGGTAAACATCTTGAGCACCGTATGCGACTAATTGCATGAGTCCGCCTGTCATTTTTTATATATTCTATACTGAGATAAAAATTTTGGAAATACGCGAAAAATTATAAATAAATTAAATTTAATTTATTTATCAATAAACCATATTTTTTATCAATGAACTTTTTTTATTAGGATACTTATCTAACAGTGAAAATTTTTAATATTTTATATTTTAAAATTCATATTTTTTCTTATAATATTTTTTTCTTATAATATATTTTTTTAAATTAAAAATATATTTTAATTTATTTTTTAATTTACCACCACCCTGTTTTATAACCTAAAAATTTTTCTAAATTTTCTACATCTTTTGTATAAATATTCTTTAAGAAACTATATATTTTATCATTTTTATTTAATACATCTTCCGGTTTAGAAGATACAAATTCGTCTACAAAATAGTCATGATATTGTTCTAATTCTAAAAAGTCAAATACTTTTTGATATTCTTTGTCTTTAGTTTCTCTTATATTTTCAGATATTAAAACAAGTAAATTGTCTTTACAAAAATATTTTAAAATATTTTGTATTTGTTTATAATAAAATCCTCTTCTTAAAAAAGCATGATAAAAAGATACATTAAATAATTTTGGTTCGTTCATTCTATATTTATATTCATCCATTATACAATATTCAAATGAATCTTTATTATTAAATTTATCTCTAGTCATTTTCCAATCACTATATGCTCTTTCAATAGGGTTTCGCAAAAAAATAATAATTTTAACATGTGGATTTGTTTCTTGTAATAATTGTAAACATCCATCTTGATACATTATATCTGGTGCTTTATCACCTACTCTTTTTTTCTTATAATTAAAATGACTCATATACCATTTTTCACCTTTTTGAAAATTCTTAAGTATGCTGTAATAATGAATTTCTTTATGATACATTGATATATCAGGATGCTTTGATAAATTAACAATACCCGCTGTTGTTCCACCTTTTTTGGTACCTGCTATAATAAAATCAATAATTCTATATTTTTTAAAATAATAAGTTCTATAACTATTTTTTTTAATAATAATTTTCTTATCATTTTTTATTTTCTTAATTTTTGAATTTATATAAAATGTTTCATATTTAGAATCTATAATAATACTTCCATTAAAATCAACCATATTCCAAACATGTTGTAAAGCTTCTAATGTTAAATTTTTTTTTAATACAATAATATTTCCAAAATGTGGTGGATTATATACTTTACCATAATATATTTTCCATATTTCATCATAAGATCTAAGCCAGTTTAATAAGTTATATTTTTTAATAAATTTTTCAATAAGATGAGTATCTTCATGATCATATATAATTAAATTTCTTTTTAATATATTATTATTTAGATTTATAGAATTCATAGTACTACTATATTATTTTATTTTATTTTATTTATATTTTCAATATTTATATTATATTTAATAAATTTTTTAAGATAATCTTCTAAAATAATTTCTTTTTTAATATGTTCTCCATCTTTCAAAAACTCAAATTTATCATTTCCTATTTTTTTAACAGTCCATCCATCATTTAATGCATTAAAAACAAAAACCATTTTTTGTATATCGTTATACTCTAATGAAGTATCAGGCAAATTTAGTATATTCGGCGAATATCTATTATCCATTTATAAAATCAATAAATAAAAATTAAAAAATATATTTCCGTATATAATTTTTATTTTAGACTATATAAAGTATTTTTAATTATTTATAAAATATAATAGATGTCGGTTTCAAAAACCATATCTAAGAATAATGATAATATCACAATTGATGCAAAACATTCTGAAATGATAAATTATTTTAAAAATTTACAGGAATCAATACCATCTTTAAAAAAGGAATTGAAAAATTTAATAGCAGAATACAATGTAAAAGATATATCTAGAAAAAATGATATGGAATATATTTTGTATAAAGATGGTTTAAGAGATAAAATAAATGAGTTAAAAAATAAAATTGAGAAAATAATTAATAATGAAGAAATGAATTATTATTATTTAGAAGTTGGTGAATTATTACATAGTTATTATGAAAATATTGAAAATTCTAAAAATAATAAAAATAATTCTGAAAAATTTGAAGAAAATTTAATTAATTATGATATTGACAATTTAGATATAGACAGAGATATAAATAAGACAAAAGATTCCGATTTATTAGATGATGAAGATGATGATGACGATGATGAAGATGCTGAAGATCCTGAAGATGCTGAAGATGCTGAAGATGCTGATAAGGATCCGATTAACGATACAAAAAAAGCAAATATATTAGATTTCTTTAATCAAGAAAAAGAAATAGATAAAAAGGATATTGATAAAAAAGAAGTCGAATCAAATAATTATACAAGTATGAAAATGAGTGATTTTGTAAAAGAAAATGCAATATTTCGTAAAAAAAATGTATTAGATGAATATTTACAAAAAATAGATGTTAATTATATTCCTAAAATAAAAGTTGATATGACAATTTATAAATGTTCAACTTGTTTAACAGAAATGACATTATATCCATCAGATGGAATTCAAATATGTGAAAAATGCGGTGCTCAAGAAAATATATTAATTGAAAGTGATAAACCTTCTTTTAAAGATCCTCCATTAGAAGTATGTTATTTCTCTTATAGAAGAATTAATCATTATAATGAATGGTTGGCTCAATTCCAAGCTAAAGAATCAACTGAAATTCCAGAAGAAGTTTATGAAAAAATTCTTTTAGAGATTAAAAAAGAAAGAATCACTAATTTAGAAAAATTAGATACTAAAAAGATCCGACAATATTTGAAAAAGAATAAATTAAATAAATACTATGATCACGCTGCTCATATTTTGTATCAAATTAATGGAGTTCAACCACCATCTATGAGTAAAGAATTAGAAGAAAAATTAAGACTTATGTTTAAAGAAATACAAGGTCCATTTATGGAGGTTTGTCCGAAATCACGAAAAAATTTTTTAAATTATTCATATGTATTACATAAATTTGTAGAACTATTAGGCTTAGATGAATATAAAATATTTTTTCCATTATTAAAAGATAGAGAAAAACTACATCAAACAGATATGATATGGAAGAAAATATGTGAAAAATTAGGTTGGCATTTTATTAAATCAATATAATATTTTTATATTATATAAATAGTATATGAGTATACCTATTTTAAACACACAATATTATGATCCTGAAAAATATGAACCAATTGGATATGTATTTGGTTTATCTATTCATGCAATATCTTTTCTTCGTGATGTAACATCTAATTTTATGGGAATTTTTGGCGGTCAAGCAAGTTCATTAAATGATAAAACAAGAGTTGTTTATGAATCTGCAATAGAAGACTTAAGAAAAAATGCAGGTCAATGTGATCTAATTGTTGGATTGACAATAAATATAAATGAAATAGATGACAAATTTATTGTTGTAAATGCAACAGCAACTTCTTTAAGATTAAAAAATAAGCCTATGATAGGATCTGGAAAAAATTTACGTAAGACTAAATCCACGTAGAATATAAAAAATTGAATCTTTAAATTTTTATATTATTTATTTTATATAATATTTAACACTAAAAATGTTATTCTATTTCATTGCCCTTTTTTGGAATGTTTATGTTATAGGATATCCCTTTTTAGACTCAATAAATATTAAAAATACTCTCCCTACAAAAGTAACTAACTTATTTAAAAGACTTGATATATATAATGATATTTCTTTGAATATTCAATCAAAAATGAAAACCCCCATTATATTGAATGGACCAGAAACTCCTTTAAAAAAAGATTTTATTCAAAATGTATTCGAATCTTCTTTTATTCCTTTCTGTTCTTATTCATTTAATAAATTTATTTTTGAAAAACCGTATATATTTAATATTAATACAGCTATTTTTGTAGATGATTTTTTGATAAATGATGGTCGTCAGTTTAATGAAGAAGAAAGTGATACTCTTTTGAATTTGAGAAATAATGCAAATTATATTATATTTAACGCAAATAATATTGAAACTATTCCTTATCAGGATAAAAGAATTAATAGAAGATTTGAAGTATTAAATTTTCCATTAGTTGGTAAAAAAGATTTAGTACATTATATTTATGATATTATTCATAATAATCAGTTTAATGATGATATGTTTTGTATAGATTGGGAAAAATATGATATTCATTTACTTAATTTATCCAAAATTAATGCTTTGGTAAAAGATATTGAACATTTATTGAAGTTTAAAATGGAATATAATATTAATAACTTTGAGAAAATTCATTTTAGAATTCAAAATTTAGTTAAATATTATATTAAGTACAATGATATTTAATAGAGAGGAACATAGTGGCTTCACTCACCTTTCTGTACAATATGAATAAAATATACTAAATATTCATCTCATAATTTTTCATATAAGGATATGGATAACTTGAATAAAATTTATAAGGATACATATATGGTTTTCTATAAGCCGGATATTTATAAAAAGTTAATGGATTTGCTCCACTATCCATATAATTATATGGACCATAAGAATAAGTTTCATAATTTTCAGTTATATTTTTTGAAGAAAGATAGTAATAAGATAAAATAATTACTAATATTAAAATTATAAATTGTAAATATAATTTCATTATATATATCTTAATAATATAAAAAAATTTATGTTATTTAGAAATATAATTTCATTATATCTCAATAATATATCCCAATAATATAAAAAATTTATATCTATTTATATTATATGTTTTTAATTATTTGTTTATCTTTTTTTATAACTCTTTTTTTTATTATGGTAATATTATATAGTGTTTATTATAAAACTCTTCCATATACAATTAATAAAAATGAACATGATATTGGATTTTATGATTGTAAAAAGTCAAGATATGGTTGTTGTGATGATGAAAAAACAACAAAATTAAATCAAAAAGGGGAGAATTGTATTAAGGGTCAACCAATTCCACCAATAAGGTAATAAACTTATTTTAAGTCCATGTTCCCTAAGTAGGAAAAAATAATATAAAACTATAATATTTTATATATTATAATGGACAATAATCAAAAATATATTAAAACCGATGATAACATAATTATAAATGAAAAATATATAAGATGGATAAAAAAAATAGATGATTGTTTAGAAGTTTGCACCAAAACAAATGGATGTAGTTTATTAAATAAAGATACACATAAAATATGTAAAATAAATAGTTTAGATAGTTATAATAAACTAAATAAACATTTTCAATAAATAATTTCTAATATCTTTTCAAAAATTATATTATTATATAATTTTTTGATTATTAATTTTTAAACCTCTAAAGGAGGGGGTAAGGGGGAACCTTGGTTCCCTCTAAAGGTAAGAGAGAATCTTTTTAAACCTCTAAAGGAGGGGGTAAGGGGGAACCTTGGTTCCCCCTATATTTTGACAATTCCATATAATACAATCATACTAATAACAACAGTTAATATTGCCATAATACTAAATAATGCAATTCCTTTATAATTTGGATTATCAAACACATCTTTTAAAAATCTAAATACACCACCTGAAATAAATTTATTATCTGATAAATTCTTAATTAATTCATCATCTCCTAGAATATCTTTTGAAAATATATTTTCAAATCCAAGAACATTTAAAAATGATTTTAATAATCCAAATCCTAATAATCCCCATGAAGGAGAATAATTTTCAAAATTATCAAATGTTTGTGTTAAATCATCTGAAAATCCATCTTTTACTCTTTGGAATTCTGGTGTTTGGGATATAAGATATAAGGAAAACATACTAAAATATCTAATAAATCTTACACCAATAAGAATAATCGGAAAGAAATAGAAATAACGAATAGCTAAAATAAAATTAAAAACCCATAAAATAGGAATTACTAATATTGCACCTGACCCTAAAAATCCATCTAAGAAATCATTAAAAAAATTAATTATTCTTCCAAAAAATCCTTTATATTCGGATTTATTAGTACTACCTTTAATAAAAAATAATAAAGCCACAAATACTACAACTGCAGTTGTTATCATAAAAACTTGTTTAACTTTAGATGTCTGTTGTTGATTTGATGTAATATTTGATGTATCGTCTGATTTTTCTGATTTTTCATTGGGATCTATAAATAATTGTAAACTTTTTGTTGGATTATTATCACCAGTGCTAAAAAATGGAATATAGGCATATAATAAATAAAAAAAGATAGCTAATATAAATAATATAATACTTGTAAAAAGAGTGTATAAAAAGTTTCCAACTTGATTTCTTTTAACAGTGAATAAAACAGCTACAAAACAATATATAATAAATATAAATAGTGCAATTATACTGGCATCTAGATTTTTAACTACGGGTGGAATAGATTTTGGAGTATTTCCACCATTTGGACTAGAATTATCAGTTGCATTTTTTAATTGTCTATTTGGTGTTGTTGATTCTCCATTTGGTGTTGTTGATTGTCCATTTGGTGTTGTTGAATTATTATCAAAATTTTCTTTGCATTGTTTTTCATTTGATTTGTCTCTAATTATAAATTTCTGTGTTTCTCCTATATTTTCACATACCATTCCAACAAATAATGAGCATAATATAATCATTGGAACTGCTAGACCAATTAATAATCCAACCCAATATTCAATACTCATACTACTATTTTTTTCGATAATAGAAAAAATATTTCCGACTAAATCTATTGATGAAAACACACCATTTACAAATAAATACATTGTAATAATAAAAACTAGTACTAAATATGGTTTCAAATTTGAAAATTGATCAAATATTTTTTTAATTGAAATATCTCCCCCAGTAGTATTAAAATCATTTGAATCATACGTTCTACTTCTTGCTTGTGCTAATTGACATGCTAAATAATTAATTTGTGTTATTAAAGTTTTTTTTTCAACAGAAGTATCGCTAAAATTTTGACCTTGAAATAAATTTTTAAATATCTGGTTTTCACCTAAAGTTTTACCATTAATAGGGCTTGGTAAACTATTTGAATCAACAGAATTACCATCATTTATAAAACTACATGATTGATTTAAATTATTTAAGACATTTGTAGCAGATACTTCATCATCTTTATTTAAATCGCTTTTATCATAATATCCTATATCAGGTAATTTTGGATATTTTTTATCATCATTATTTAAATTTAAAATTTTGCTATTCAAGCTCATATAATATTATTATATCAGATTATTTATTTATTTTTTTACTTTTATATTTATTTTTATTCTTCTTCAATTTCTTCATCTTTAGAATTAGTTTCATTATTTGAATTTAATCCAACACTAAGTCCAATAATAATTCCAATAAACATAATAAAAAAAATAATATTAAAACTTATATATTTTTTAAGCCATGTTGAATATTTCCAGAATGGAATAAAAACTCTCGATATTCCCTTCCAATTATCATATTCTGGGGGAACTGGATTGCTTAACCATTTGCATTTATCTGGAAATGTTAAACAATAAGTTAAATATGTATTTCCTAATATAATAAGTATAACTAATATTTGATAAACAGGATTAATCCATGATGGATAATTTTGTAATCCAAAGCTAGTTAAGTTATAAAAATATAATGTTGGCAATGTTACAAATAAAGTTACTACAATTGTAATCAAAAAATAAATAATTTTATTTACCATAGTATCATCTTTAATTTTAATATCTTTTTCTCTACACTCTATTTTAATATTTTCAAAGTAAGATGAATCAATTCCCATTGAAAAGTATTTCCATATCATATTATTATCTGTTAAATTCTTAAAAATAGGTAAGAAATCCCATTTCCATATTAAAGTATATTTTGATAGAAGCCATGAGCTTCCAAATGGTTTAGCAAAAAGAAGCCACGTTGAAAATAGTCGTATAAAATTCTTAAGTATATGATTGCTCCATTCATATACTTTATTATCTAAAGCATTATATCCAATAATATTATAGTGATATCCATAAAGTGTTTTATATTTAACACTTAAATCTTCTTTAAACTTTCTTCTATATTCCTTAATTACATCTATTAATTTATTTTTGGTATCTTTTTGATTAGGATTATTATCATCAAAACTTCCTAATAAAATTTTCTCAGCTAATGTTGCATCATCTTCATATTCTTCATAATCTTCATCAATATCATTTTCAATATTTAATTTATTTACTAAATGTTTTAATAAATTTAATATTTCTAATTTTATTTTATATTTAATATCCATTTGATCTACTAAATCAAGAATATCTTGCGCAGCTAATTCATAATCATTTTGTGAAGTTCTTTCATTATGCATTGATATTTTATTTTCTATTTGTTTAAATATTTCTTCATTCTTAGATTTTCTTTCTAAACGGAAAGTTTCTTTTAATATTTTTATTACTTTTTGAAATACTTGATTTGAAATTTTTTGATTTGATTCGGGTAAGGATGTTTTATCATAATTAGTAAATTTAGGATTATATCTTCTTAACATTTCATAAGAAATTCTACTTAATGTTTTGTATACTTTACCATAAACATTATCATCTAATCTATATTTATCAATATAATCATGAATTAATAAGTCACAATTAAATTCTGTTGGTAAAACATAATTAGCTTGACAATTAATATATTTTAAACTTTCATCGTTTATTCCTATTACAGGAAGTATATTTATTTCTTTATTTAACAAATTATTATTTTCAGCTGTTAATCCATAACTGCTTGCTAAATTTCCATTTATTTTAGATAATAAAAATCCAAGTATCCATAATATTCCTACTGAAATCAAGGGTGATAATAAATTTGTGAAGAAATCAGCCCATATATTTACAGGAGCAGTATCATTTATTTCAAATTTTGTTAAATAACTATATAACATATTTCCACTAGGTAAATCAAGTTTATGTCTAGAAACTAATTCTATACAACATGCTTCTATAATAATATTATATTCTGTATATTGTCCTTTTCGTGGATTATCACCTTCTATTTCTTCATTCTTATTTGATGCAGCTCTTAATTTATTATATTCATTTTTAGGATCGGGTGATAATAAAATGAGTCGTAAAACATAATTAATAACAAGATAAGAGAAAACGGCACCTATGAAAAAAAGGGAAATATGATTTATTTTATTTAAAAATACGAAAAAAATAAGGTAAAATAATACAGATGTAATAACATAATAATAATGAATATTATCGAAAAAATAGGAATAGAATTCTTTTAAATTATTAGCAAGCATAATAAATCCACATAATCCTAATAATAAACCAACAGCACCAATTTTATAAAAACGGGGATAAAAATAATAAAAGGGAATTAACATTAAAATAATAGACATGATAACTTTATTATAATTTGTAGTATTAACTAAAATATTTTGGTAGTGATAACTATTTTGAATTTGTAAAAAATATTTTTTAATATCATCAGTGTTAACAATATTTAAATTTATTTTCTGGTTTAACGTCCTGTTATATAGATAATTAAAAATACATTCATCAGTAACACTAGATGGATTAGTTAATATATCTGTCGGAAGTTTATCACAAGACATATCTACATATAAAAAAGAAATAAATTTTTCTTATTTTATTTAATTTTTTTGTAAATTATATATAAAGAAAATGGCGCGTACTCAAAAAATGAAAATGGAAGACACTCTTATGATTATTATTGTTGTTTTAATAGTTTTAGTAGTGTTATATTGGTTATTTAGTTCAATGAAGCATAATATTCATGAAAGTTTTTATGCTGAAAAACATGAAGAAGACTCTTTTAAAAATGGAACATGGAAAAAATATGTAATCAACCCGGATAAACCAGATTATACATGGAGTAATACTAAATCATATAAGATGAAGAATGATAAAGATACAAAAAAAGCTTTCAAAGATTTTTTTGATAAAAATAAAGAAGGATATTATTGGATAAAAGATAAAACTAAAAATGAGCCAGGATCTGCAGTTGTACATCAAGGTGATAAAGATGAAAACTACTTTAAACCAACTACACCTAGACGAACAACTCCTAGACCAACTACAACTCCTAGACCAGTTCCTAAAGCGCCAACTACAACTCTTAAACCAGTTTATGTAATGCCAAATAAATTAACAATTTCAGATCCATCAAAGTGGTCTCAATGTAAAGATTTTAAGACAAATAATAGTGAATTAACTGCAACTTGTCAGAATCGTGATGGCCCAGAGTTTAATCAAAGCTTTGGTAAATATTATGATACAGCTTGTAATAATAATACAACGCCTTGTTGTAGTGAATTTGCTCATGTATATGGATGGTTACAGGCAAAATGTAATTTTGTTGAGGCTCGGGATGCATGGAGTAAAAGATTGCATGTATTTTTAGACCCATCTCAAAATGAATATGGAATTCATCATTGTGGTCATCGTGGTTTAGAATATGGTTGTAAAAAATCTGATGGAACATATGGTTGTTGTCCAGAACGTAGATCTGATTTACCAAAGCCACCAGGATGAGTGTGTGAATTACTTAAAATTCACTTTAGATAATATATTTTTAATATTAAATTAATATTAAAATGTATATTTTAAGATATTGGTTAACCAACAAAGCGTAATCCTGCAAATTGAGATCCGATGCCGAAACCAGTTCCCATTCGTGCAGCTTGAGATACTTGTGGAGTGTACATATCTAAGATAGCAAAAGTGGCAGCAGCTGTAACAGCAATAATAATAATTTCATCCATTTTTAATTTAGTGAAATAGCAAGCTAATCCAACAGCTAAGCCTTCCATAAGGTATTTTAATGCACGTGCTAAAATTTCGGAAAAATCGACATTCATTTTATAATATATATTATATATTAGATAAAAATTTATTACTTAAAGATTAATTATTTAATATAAATACATAAATAACATGGCAGAAGAAAATAAAGAAGATTTCCTAGAGGTTGATTCCAAAATTCCTGGACAAAATTATGTTTGCTTATCATTTGTTTCCCCTGAAAAAGTTCTTAAACATAAAGAAGTATATAATGTATCTAAGTTTTTAGAGTATATTTTTACTGATGAAGATCTTTTTGCAACAGGTGTTCGCGATAGAATGATTAACAAAACTCAAAAATATGATTATGATTCAATTAAAAATTTATATGAAGATTGGAAGTATTCCAGAAATGAGAAATTAGAGGCTGATTTTTATGAATTAAATGATTTTAAGACTTCTATGAGAGGATTAAAGGTTCGTGGAACTTATGATTCGTACAAGGAGGCAACTGTTCGTGCAAATATTTTACGAAAGAAGGATCCTTCATTCAATGTTTTTGTTGGCCAAGTTGGATACTGGTTACCTTGGGACCCAGAGTGTGAATCTGTTCCTGAACAAGAATACCAAGAGGGAATGTTGAATGATCTTGTTAAGAAATACAAGGATAACTTGAATAGCAGAGATGATCTTTATGAACAAGTAAAATCGGAAAAGATTGAGAAGGCAAAAAAGGAAGTTAATGAAAAGAAGGAAGTATTGAAAGCACAAAATGAGATGAAGGTAAATATGGATAATCAAGAAGATGTTAAGAATATTGAGATTCTTCGTGAAATTGTAGATGAGTCAGACCGACTTTTCTATGAGAATATGAAGAAGACCGGAGGAGACATGACAGCTGCATCTGCTTTGTCTACGGCTGTTCCGGAAGAGCAGGCTGTTGTTGCGGATGTTGTTGCTGGAGAAGGCATTTCTTCAGCTGCTGATACTACTGCTGGTTCAGGCTCTGCTTCTACTGGAACCGGAGAAAGTGTTAAGCTAGATGAATTTGATGATCTTCCAGCATTAATTTCAGAAGAAGAAGCTGCTCAACTAACTTTTAGTTCAACTTTAGCGGATAATCTATCAGAGGCTGATCCATGGATTAAGAGGAAACAGGAATAAAAAATAATTTTTAAATAAAAAACTATAATAATTATAATTAAAGACTAATAATAATTATTTTGTTGCTTTTGAAGATGTTTTATTTTCTTTATATAAAAAATAAAGGGTAAAAATATTTTAATTTTCATAAACAACTGGTTTTCTTAAATCATTATGTGGAACATTATTAAAATGATTTTCCTTAGTTTGTTCTAAATTCATTTTATTTGGCGAATACATTGCAAATTGAGATTCTAAAGAATCAAACCCAATAATTCCCGCCATACTTCCACCATTCATTGGCATTTCATCTTTATAAGTCCATGTATCTGGTAATTCAGTGGATTTTCTAAAATTAGCAGGTTGAATATCACATGCTTCATTTGTTCCACAAGAAGCTGATGGTTTATTTTCTAAATGTTTTAATGTTTCAATAGAAGTTGCTTGTAAAGTATTTTGATCTAAATTATCATAATTAATGTTATAAAATTTGCTTATATCTGCAACATTAGATTCAAAATTTGGTTCATTATCATTTCCTATATAAGTATTTGCAGCCGCAACAGCGCTACTATTTTTTTGAACTAATTCTGGTTCTTTTTCAGGAGGTTGTTGTTGTGCATAATTTAATAATTTCTTTTGGAAATCTTCATCCGTATTTTTATTATTTAAAAAGTCAATACTCTTTTGAGTATCTGGTTTTGATTCTTTAGATTTATCATTAGTTGCCCCAAAATTTTCTATATTTTTTTTAGTACCAATATTTTTATGATAATCGATATTAATTATAATTATATGTAAAATAAAAATTACAATTAATGCATTTATAATAATTCGAATATCCATAATTATATATATATAATAAAAAAATATATAAATTATACCGACTGCAATTTTTTATAGAATTAAAAAAAAATGATAAAAAAAATAAACTTATATAAAAGATTTTTACATAAGATATTTAAATATGGCAAGAGAATTGTGCATTAAAAAACTAAATACAATTTTAAACAATGATGATCTATCAACAAATATAGAAGAAAGTATTTATAACTATACTTTACAACAATCTAAGATTAAAGGTATTGAAGAAAACATGGAAAATAAATATTTTAAAAGAATTTATGTAAATAAATTAATAACATTATTTAATAATTTGGATAAAAATTCTTATATCAAGAATATTTCTTTTCTTGATAGAATAACTGAAGATGATTTTGATATTAAAAACATTGCATTTTTATCACCCCAAGATATTAACAAAGAACATTGGAAGAAATATTTGGATAGACAAACTGCGAATGATGAATATTTATTTTCTAGAAAAACTGGAATCCGAACGAATGAATATAAGTGTGGTAGATGTAAAGAGAAAGATTGTACTTATTATCAATTACAGGTTAGAAGTAGTGATGAGCCAATGACTACCTTTATTAATTGTTTGAATTGTGGAAATAGATGGGCATTTAATTAAAATATTTTTTTTTTTAAATAATTTAATTATAATAAAATTTTTTTATTATAATTTTAGTTGGTTTATTTATTTAAGATTGGTTTATAAAAAGATTTTTTAAAGCCATGTCTTTATACCCTTCTTTTTATTATCCATGAAGTAAGGATTTTCATATTTGTAATAAGCTTTCTTTATTACATCATTTGCGTAATAATCATTATCACATTTTAACTTTCCATCATAATTAACCCATATCTTTATAGGTTTAGGACAAGAATCTATCGCTAAATAACTACTTTCTTTTCTATTATACATAGAAGAACAGTCTCCTTCTAAAACATTAGGATTTTGCCAATTTTCCCGAAAAGATCTACAAACTTGTAATGAGTCATCTAATGTTAAAGCTTCTAAAATCGACGGTTTAGTTGTTCCAGGAGTAGTTGGTTTTGTTGTAGTTAATCTAGATGTTGTTGGTCTAGGAGTTGTTCTACTTGGTGTTACTTTACTGCTAGTAGTAGTTCTACTTTGTCCAACTTTACCACTTGTAGTTGTTGGTAAATATACAACTTTACCACTACTTGTAGTAGTTCTACTTTGTCTAACTTTACCACTTGTAGTTGTTGGTAAATATGCAACTTTACCACTACTAGTTGTAGTTCTACCTGGTTTAACTTTACCACTTGTAGTTGTTGGTAAATATGCAACTTTACCTGGAGTAACTTTACCACTTGTAGTTGTTGGTAAATATGCAACTTTACCACTGCTAGTTGTAGTTCTACCTGATGTAACTTTACCACTGCTAGTTTTAGTTCTACCTGATGTAACTTTACCACTGCTAGTTGTAGTTCTACCTGATGCAACTTTACCACTGCTAGTTGTAGTTCTACCTGATGTAACTTTACCACTGCTAGTTGTAGTTCTACCTGATGTAACTTTACCACTTCTAGTTGTTGTGGGTACATATGTAACTTTACCACTTCTAGTTGTTGTGGGTACATATGCAACTTTACCACTGCTAGTTGTAGTTCTACCTGATGTAACTTTACCACTTCTAGTTGTTGTGGGTACATATGTAACTTTACCAC